TAGTTGCCTCTTCTGCCTTACTAAGTACAGTTTGCATATAAGTGTTTACTTCATTTAGCACAGAGACGCATTGAGACCACAGGTCTTTTGCAATTAAAGCCCATGAACGGCTGGATTGTGTCTTACCTGTCGAAGACTCTGTATCAGTTTGTCCGTCAGGAGAACCCGTTGCTATCGCCCAATCTTTAGCTTTGCTCTGTGCAGCCACTGCCTGTAAGCTGGCCTGGGCAGCACTGCCTGCGGAAGCTTCCCCCGCCTGTTTTAAGGCATTGAGCCTATTTAAATAGGTGTTTCCTGTCTGTGTAATGCCCTGCACCTGTTCTTGTCCTTTTGCTTTCAATTCATTCAAAAAGGACTCTTTATTTGCTGTGATGTAGTGTAGTGTAACTGCATCTGTAGGGTCTTGAGGGTCTAAAAGGTTAATAATGCGATGCATACGTGCATCCCAGGCCTGTGCTGCGTCAGACAAAGCCATACCCCCATCACGTACTTCATCTCTGGTTTCTTCCGCCAAGTGCAGCAGCTGTACTTCTTGTACAGACATATCGACTGCTTTTAGTACAGACGCATCTTTCCAAGCTACCAGAGGCTGTGTAGTGGTCTGCCTTACAATTTCTATCTTCAGGTTAGTAGGAGACGCCAAGGTAATTTGTTTATCTGTTACAGTGTATTCTGTTCCCTGTACCAGTTCTTTTCGTGCCTCATTATCTATCAAGCGTACTTTAACAAAAGCCTTGCGAAGATAATCAAACGAAAAAGAATAGACCCGTTGTGTCCCATTGCCCTGGTATGTCACCTGTGTTTTTCTTTCGTCAGCCATAGGGCTCCTTTCTCATACAAAAAAAAATAGAGGGCCATAAAGACCCTCTAATACTATTAAGCGTATTAATATACCTTTACCACCCTATCCAGTCTAAGAAAAGCACAATAAGGGCAGCACCTGCATAAAAGTTCACGAAGACTTGAACAATGTGCCAAAAGAGACTCCACCCAGTATAATAGTCCCAAATTTCTTTGCTATGTATTGTTTCGTAAATACGTAAACGTATCTTCTTTTCTTCAGGACTTAAAGAGTACCAGTTTTTATCCCATTCTCCTGTATAGCCTTCATGCATATGTTATCCTCCTGTTAGCTTTTCTAAAAGACCTTTTTGCTTATATACTTTTTTCTTAGGTGTAGGCTTTTTGGTCTTTGGCTTCTTTATGTTCACCTTATCTTTGATAAGAGAAGACACACCTACCATTGCCCACCAAGACCCAAGCGGTAAAGACCGCATCAGATTATCAAAATCCCTGGTGTCCCCCTGGTGAGTAGCAAGGTCATAAGCACCAGCAGCCCCATAAGCTGTCTTATCCAAAACACCAATAGCAGGGGCCTGTCCGATAGCCTTACCAAGCTTACCACTAACTGTCATATCCGAACGGGGCTTCTTATAGGTATTATCCACCGTTGTCCTAAAGCCCTGGAAATCCGTAAACATTTCCGCCACATCGGTACCTACAGACAGAATAGACATAAAGAATGCTCTTGTCAACCCCGCCAAAGCTAAGCGCTGTGCGGTAAGGTTTCTATCAAAGAATGCTTCCCTCTTTGCCTGGTCATTAGGGTACATAGCGTATCCTCTGGCTACTGTCAAGCCATAGTATGTCATAGCATTTGTGCCCATAGAGAACATTAATGCCATCCCATCGTCCACTTCATGGGACTGTAAGGCCCTCATCATCTGTCCATTAATAGTTCTGAACGTGAAATCCTTGAACTGGAAGAATAGCTTAGTGTACCAATTAGCATCCTTAAGGTACCCAGTGTTTCCTATAGTTTGCTGCTGTATAGACCGCAATGATTGATTTCTAACCAGCTGTCTCCATAATGTAAACGTATCAGGAGACTCCTGCATCCATTTGTCCATTGAAGCTGCTACCTGGTCTTGTGGAACATCCAGGTATTTCTTTATATTCCGTTTCATGCTAACCGTATCAGACACCCCTACTGCTTTCAGTTTCTTTGCACTTACAGGGTTCCTAAAGGCACTAAATGTTTTACCATTTGCCCAATCTATAAGGTCTGTAATGGCACTAATACGGGACTCCTGTTCCATAGCGTCTGTCAGCTTCGTCATCTGATTCACAGTAGAGGTCAATAAGGACTCTCTATGTGTCCATTTGTAAGCACTATCGGCCACTGTGGACAATAAGGTACGTGAACCGTCATCATTATGTGCCATGGTCTGGCTAAAGGCACGGTTAGTCATAGAGGAGCTCATATGCCACGCTTTGGTCGCAATAGACTCTCCCTTTAGATGCTTTTCGGCTGCTTCGGCTATAGATGCCAGTTCTCCATTAGACATATGCCTCCAGCCCCTGGCCAGTGTTTTACCAAAGACAGGAATACCAGACAGCAAAGAATGAAAGCCGCTATAGGCAACCATAGACCCAATTTCACCTGTTTGTGCAAAGGTCATGTTACCGCCCACGTTTGCATAAGAGTGCTTACGTATCATATTGGACAGCAGGTTCCAATTCTTCATGTCGGCTGTATTATAATCACCAACACCTCTTATCATCTGGATGGAACGTCTTAATGCATCTTTCTGTCTCTCTGCACCACCTTTACCCAAGATATGTTTGCTCTTTTCTAATTCTTGAGCACAGGTATCCAGAAAATCTTTAGTACCCCCCTCCCCAAAGGTTGCATGAAGGGCAACATCACCAGACATTCTGTTTATCATTTGCGGCATAATTTTGTCTATATCAAAATCACGCATATCTCGGTCAAAACAGAAGGTAACACCGTTACCAATATCCATTTCAGCAGATGTATCCATAGGAAAACGGTGATTAAAGGAGGCCATATTGTCCCTAAAAGTAGACACATCACCATCCATAAATTCCATATCAGACATGTGCCTATCTCGAATACCAAAGGCCCAGTCCTTAGCATTTTCCGCTATCCAGGCATCCACGACTTCATCGGTTACGTCTGTTTTAACAGGTGGGACGTCTTTAGGCCCGTGTGGCTTGCTGTTATACTTAAGCCTTGCAATATCAAAGTCTTGTTTAGCTTTATGTTCCAGCTGCTCTCTAATGACCTTTCTATTTGCATTGCATTTTGCATAATCTGTCAGCATGTCCTGAAATTTATCCCAGCCTTTAGCACCACCATAATAGTGTGCCCCTACATAGTCATACATCTTATCCATATCTACAATACGGTAAAATTCATCGTCATTAAAGAGACCATCATGGCTAAGGTATGCCCCTGTTCCTTTTCGTCCGCCTAACTTTTCACCTTCTGCCACCCCAAATTCCATCATGTCTTTGCGAATAGCTTTCATACGGCGTGCTAAAGACACAATTTCAGCGGGGCATTTAGACAATGTGTCTGCTTTACCCAAGGCAGCACAATTTTCATTAAGTAAATTATAACATTTAACAATGTCCTCATTTACTTTATTGATATACTTATTTCTTAATGCCCCTACATGACCATACGTTTTCACCGTATATTTGATACGGTCATCCACAAAATCATTATACATAGACAGCCAGCGGTCTTGCATAAACCGTTTAATGTCCTCTGTTGACTGTGTCATACCAAAACGCTCGTGTCCACGCATTTGTGCATCGTGTAAAAGGATATTTGCTGCTTCTCTTAACCGTGGCAGACGGGAAGAGGCCAGTTTACCATAAAGAGTACCAGGAAGCCAGCCCGCCTCCAACCATTCTCCTGGAGAAAAATGGAGACCCAGGAAATCAAGGTACCAGTGTTTATTTTCTTTAGACACAGCCCCTTTAGTATCCATAAAGGTCTCATGAACAGGAGTTAGCATGTTGTTTTTGGAATAGTGAATATCCATAACTACATTAGACCCGTCAGCCAGCGGTGTAACTACCTGTTTATTATTAATTTCATTCTGAACACCACGGATTATCAAGTCTTTTAACTCTTCATCCGTTGCTTCTTTATTAGTAATATTCTTTTTAAGACGTTGCCAAAACTTCTCCTTCTTATTAAAAGAATGTTCTACCCAATAGGCTAATGCCTCTTCAGGGTTATCGGCCTGTTTAACAGCTATTTGCCACGCAGGGTCTTTTGATGTCTGCATCTTTTGTTGTACGGTATTCAGCAATTGCTTATAAGAGCTTTCAGGCATTATATGCTGTAAGCCCTGATGTACACCAACCTCATGTGCCACTAAGCCCTTAATGTTCTTAGGTGTCACCTTATCGGACAATAAAACAGACACACCTGATGCCTTATCAGTAAAGGCTACTGCTTTTTTGTCTAAAGAAATACCATTATAGGCGGCTAACTTTTCTGCATGTTCTCTGGACACAATAAAGAGCTTATTGGCATCCATGAGCTCCTGTGCCTCTTTGCTGCCATCCGCCAAGCGTCTTTGGTTTACTTTGGACAGGTAGTCTACTACTTGCCCTTTATGTGACATAGGAGAAACATAATCCTCTGCCTGTGCCACTATGGTTCTTTTAGTCTGCTCTATGGTGTCTTCAAGGGCATTAATCTTCTTGCCACGGACACCTGCTTTTCGCAAGCGGCCTGCAAGACCAATAGCGCCCCCAATGGCCCCACCAAGGAAAGCAGCAGAAGCATAGTCTGGTTCCCAGCCACCGTAGTTCTTTGCTGCCCAGCGGTTTGTTGTAGCTACCGCCGAACCTAAAGCAACTTTCGTGCCACACTGTATAGCAAAATTATCCATACCTGTAATAGCAGAAGACACACGCATTTGTTTCTTTAAAAGTGAAATCTTTTTAGTTAAAGCAGCCACCTTACCAGCTTTTGCCAATAAGGCTGTACCACCAGAGACACCAGCAGCTACGATAGTTACAGGGTCAAATAAGGCACCTACTATAGACCCTAAAGTAGACAAGCCATATTCCATCTGGGAAACACGTGCCCGCCTCTGCATGTCTTCTTGCTTCATGTGGAGGAGCTCTTGTAATGCTTCTGCACTGGAGGCGTGCGTTAAGACATATTCCTGTGCTGCTAATGCTCCCGCTATCTTGTTGCCTTGTGTATCTGTGTCTGGCAGTTCTCTTTTAACCATCTCTACTTCTTCTTGAGACGGGTTATACGTATCCAGAAAATGAGACACCCCTGATGCATTTATGTTTGCCCAAAGGTTCCTTAATACAGCCCATGCACCATCATCGACTGCATTATCAATAAACTTATCTTTTGTTTCTTCCCACGTTCTTTCAAAGTAAGACGGATGGCGGTTGTCTTCAGGAATAGGTGCAGGTGTCTCCCCCCAAGGCCCTATTGGGTGTGCTTCTTCAAACACCTGGAAATCAGGAGACACACCTAAAGCACTGGTCAACCCTGAAGCATATTCTTCTACAGACGCCCCATAGTAACCACCATTCTTTAATGCTTGTGCATAAGATACAGGGTCTGTTGCGTCTGCAATACCATTCTCGACATAATTTGCCAGATAAGCCCCAGCAAATCTTGCCCCCTCTTCTCTGGAAGAAAAAGGCCTATACCAGAGGTCTCCATCGGGTTGTCTCCAGTCATCCCCCATATCTTCAGTGGTTGTAAAGCCCCCTAAGTTGTTTCCTGTTCGGAAGAGTTCAGACGTAAAGCCACCTGTCTCATGGTACCATTGTGCCCATATTAGATTAGGGTCAAGATATCTGCCTGTCTTATTTTGAAATTCCTGTGCAGCTATTTCCGCCAAATCCATATATGGTTTCATATCACCTGGCACTTAGACACCTCCTTATTAATCTATAATTCCACTAAATCTGTTTAAAATATCATCAGTGATACTATCATTATCATCTGACGTATCATCTGTATTCGTCTCGCTGTCTATAATAGCCGCTGCTGTTTCATTACCGTTGGCTAATTCATCAGACATAATATTGGACTGCTCTGTAAACTGTGCTTTAGTATAGGCAGCTACAGGCTGCGCCCAGTTTGTGGACCTTAAAACCAACGTATGGTCCCAGCGGCTGTATTCAAAGTACAAATTGTCTTCTTCTACACCCCATGCAGCATTATTGATAGCTGTCTTATGCCTTAGCCAATTCATGGTGGCAGCACCCGCATCCAGTTTGTCATCTGCTGAAATGTCCGAAAAGAATGCTTTTGGCAAAATATGTCCCTTATAGGTCATAAATACTCTTGACACTGTATCATTGACCTGCTGGGTTGCTGTGTCTTCATCCATGCCACATGCACGGGCATAAAGGAACAAATTGTGTGCTAAAGGCTGCACTAAGGGGTCATCAAGGTACGCCCTGTCTGCCTTAACGCTCTCATTGTCCTCTGTAGAATAATCTAAAGTTTCCACAGCATTGTTATTAGCCATATTAATATAGTCATCTTCAAACAACTGTCTCTGTACCTTATCAGCCAGCTTTTCTGCCCCATTAATGAACATAGACAAAGGCTGTTCTACATTCAACGGGTCTGGGTTCATGTCCATTAACATCTGTAATGTTTGGATTTTAGCTGTGTCTTCATCACCAAAGATAGACATAAATCGTGGTGTATCAGCTGCCAGCATATGGAGACCTGTTGTTATACCACCAAAACTCTTTGAAAAGGCATCATTCAAAGCAGATGCAGATGGATGTATCAAGGCTTCATGCACCTGGTTCTTTATGCCCTCTGCAAGGGCACCATGAGGCGCAAAGTCTAAGACAGCCATCATTTGTCTTGCTTTTACAGCGGGGTCTGCGGAAGACTGCATGAGTTCCATGTAGACCTCTTCTGCTGCCCTGTTCTGGTCATCTTTTGAGACTGTCTTTGTAACAATATTTCCTGCCTCATCATATTGCTGTACAGTCAGATTATTACCAAGAGCCGCCCTGCCACCAGACAATAAGGTATAAATAGCCTTTTTAGCTGTTCGGACACCTATGTCTGCATTTACCTGTTTTGCATGGTTCCTGGCTTCTTTTTCCAATAAACGTGCTTTTATTTCAGGGGCAGCGTCTATGGCCTTGCGAAGGTAAGACTCAAGTGTAAGATAACCCTGGGGGCTGTCTTTTTGCAGCTTTTCTGCATAAGCTTGAAGACCTGCTGTATCCCCCGCTGCTTTTAATTTATCAATTTCAGATGTCTTATCAATAGACCATTTATTCATCTTATTAAAAGAAGACTGCCCTGCCATAACTAAATAGTCTTGTAAGTCAATCTTATCTTTTACTTTAACATCAGCCAATGTTTCTGGGTCTCTATACAGGGTTGCTTCTCCCAGCGCTTGTATCTTATCGGGAGACCCCACATCACGGGCAGCCTGTTTCAGTAAGCCCTCTGCCATTTTAATAGACTCGGATGGTTGATAACCATTAAGAGCCATAGCTAAAAACTTCTGGGTAGCTGCTGCTGTAGCATCTTCATTAGACATCCCCAAAGACATTTGATGGGTTAAATCCCCTAATGCCACCTGAAAGCCACCATCACGCTCTGCTTTGTAATTAGCTGAACGCTGGGCGCCCTGCAAGCTGATGCTTTGTACCAGACCCTTTTCATAGCTTTCATAAAAGCCTTCATCAAGGCTATCCATATTAACTTCAAAGGGCAGCTTATCTTTCATGTCCTGATAATAAGACTGCTTAAAGGAATAATAGCGCTCTGCTTCTTCCATTGCTGTGGGGAGCTCTCCCTGCTCTTCCCGAAGCTTTGCATATTCCTGGTCAGCCAACATGGCCATATGCTTTCCACGCATCTTATCAATATAAGCCACTGCATATGGGTTGTCTGCCAACTGATACTGTCCATATTGTGCCAAAAGCTGTGCAGAAGTAGCTGTTGCCCATGATTTTGGGTCGGTAGCCCCTAAGAGTGCTTCAACCTTATTGGCGTCTAATTGTTTCTGTTTGTCCCTTTCTGATATATAAGACTCTACAGCGTCCCCAAAGATACCTAAGGAATGGGCCAAACGATTACCTGGCATAGCCTGGGCATCTATATAACGGGAGGAAGACTGCAATGGATTTAAACGTGATACATAAGTAGCTACAGGCTGCTTAGTAAACTGCCGCTGTGTTCCAATAGCATTTGCTATGTTTGTAGGCATCTTAGACCCCCTCCCTTAATCTGTTCATAGTTCTAAAACGTGAATTGGAATACTTTGGTTCCCACGCAAAGTTATAATCGTTTTGTCTCTTTGTCTTCAATTTATAGCCTGTATAATCACCCCAGCCCCTATCGTTACCTAATGCGTTCCTTGTGGTCTCAATAGGAGATACATTAACATTCCTACGATAATTGTTTATGACTGTAGCATCTTTCTTTGCTGCATACCCCTTTAGGCCTGTGGCAGCTAAAGACATCAAATCACCTATCTTATCGGGCTTAGCCTGTGCATAGGTATTAGCAATGTATTCTTTGGTAGACAAAGCGGTGGTCTCTTTGTTCAGGTCAATCTCATTGCTCTTGCGGCTATAGTTATCCTGAATAGACCCAACGGCTCTGGCTGTGTCTGCTTCACCTGCCCTAATCAGACGGTCAGCTGTCCTTCCACCCCCAGCCATGCCTTCTGCAACAGCTGCCTGTACAGAGGAATTTAATTGCATTTGATTAATTCGTGTTTTTATAATGTCATTCACAGCCGCCTCATAAGAGTCTCGCCTTTCCTGTTCATAGTTTTGAAAAGCATAATTCATTTCCTGCACGGCACCTGTCATCTTCATGTTAGCTGCCTGTGCGGCTGCTTTATTTCTTTGTCGTATGCCCCAGGCTTGTAAGGCCATCTGTCCTGCGACTGCCCATGTGCACATCTGTATCTTTCACCTTCTCTTCTCGTGTAATAGTAAATATACCCCAATTGCCCTTTAAGCGTCTCCAACGAACCCCTAAGTAATTCAAATAGACAACATGTGTATAATTGCATAACCACACCACATTTGTAATTACTCTGTAGTGCTGAAAAAGGACTTCTTTAAACTTCTTAGACCACCTGATAAATTCTATTTTATGCTTCTCTACGTTTGTAGTCAGCAATAACCATACTTTTGCTGTGTCTTCATTCAGTGATTCTATTCCACCAATACCCAGTAAAGAACCATCAGATAATGTAACAGCCATAACACCCTTTAAGTGACATAAAGTGACATAAAGATGTGTCCTATCATAAATCCCCGTAGCATGAAAAACCTCTTTAGCATCCGCTTTTCGGATATGTTGTGCAAAATAATGCAGCTGTTCTTTTGTTGCTGGCATAATAGTTATCATATACTGTGTGTCCTTTTCTGATAATTTCCAGACCACGTCCATTCCATTAAGGAAACAGGTGTGGGCGCTCTGGAGCTAATTGAAATGATACAATTTGAATTGACAGACATAATTGGAAAGAGCATCGCCCCTGTCTCTAATGGGATGATGCCCAGTTTGTTTGCAGCCTGCCCTAAGACACGCCCTGTATGATAATATTTATTGTCTGCCCTGTTGTCTTTATGAGACACCTTAACTTCAAATACTCCTGTCTCTTCAAAGTTTATCTTTGCATTGGTCAACTGGAGACGTCCCTCATCATCAGCAACAACCCCTGCATCTGTTTTACGCTTGACGTAAATAGTAGAAAAGTCAATTCTAAAGGTATAAACCTGTCCTATTGTCACCTTTTGTCCCACATAGTTCCCATGAAGGTAACATTTATCTGCCTTTACGTCTTCTGCGGAAAACTCAAAATAGTGCTTATCGGGGGTTACTACGCCATAGTAAGTACCATCAGGCACAGCATGGTTATAAGAAGCCCCAAGGTGCAAAATAGTCTGGTGATTAATGTCATCATAGTTTGCTGCTGGAATGAGGGCAGTAACTGCCTTTCTGTCCAAAAAGACCCTATAAGGTTCATCTTCATAATCCTTTGTGTTGTAAGTAAATATTACCTTCTCCATAAATAATCGGTTGTCTCTGTTTAATAAAAGGTACAGTTCAGACCCAATAAAGCCCCCACCTAAAACAGCGGCCTTATCAAATTCCCAATAAGACCAAGAAGACTGTAATCGTTCATCGTCTGCAAAAAGGAATTTATGTACATATAATTTTGAGGTATCCCCTACAGACGGCAGCAATACAATGTTTTCATTACCGCAAGAATAAATATCATAGATACCATTTTTTAATAAAGAAGGTACATGTGATGTAATATCTTGTGCATCTTTAGTTCCACGGGTGTCATCCATTGTATAGTATTCTCTTACGCTGGAGTATAGTGCTCTCTTTACAATAAAGTAAATGCGTCTCCCCACTGTTTTTGGGGCAACCGCCACATCACATGCAAAGGATGTGGTATGTGGCACGGAAGCATTCTGTGGGGATAAGACGCCATCTACAGACAAAATGAATTGTGAGTTTTGTGAGAACAACACCAGGTCTGTTGAAAAAGGCACTGCATGGTACAAAATGGACACCTGATTATCAGACACCGCTAAATCAATAGGGTCTGTATCCTGTACTTCTACTGCTGATGCCCCCCAAAAGTCAAAGAAAGAGGCAGAGCGTGACAAAATAACGTTTTCTCCAGACAAGACACCAAGCCTGTTTCTAAATAAAAAGATATCATTGATATTGTTGTTTACAAAAGAGGGAAGAGGGTTTGAGTCATCATCACCTGATTTTCGCTCATCCCAGGAAACCTCTTTAATGGTAAAAGACCCATCTGCATTTCTAATTAATGTATGGGGCATCGTTGAATTATTAAAGCCTGCAAGTATGCCAGGTCTTGCACATTCTTTCCATACATTATCCACCGCATCATATGACACATAATAATCATCTGCATCAGAGCCACTGTTTCCAATAACCTTTACCGTATATCCCTGTACAGCTGTCACTGGTAAATTTGTAAACTTCTGTACCGAATGGAAGATAGCAAATAAAGCATTGCCATTAAAGCCATCATCACATGAACAAGAATTTATATGTACCTCTTCTTTTCTCATGTAAAATGCAGAGTTTACCAGCTGTGTCTGCCACCCTTTTTCTCGAGCCTTTTCTGCTAAACGGTCTCGAATAAAATTGGTGTCTATCTTCTTTGCATCCTCTGTATTATCCCCATTGGGTGTTGTAAAAGACGCAACATTTTCTCCATTAATAAAAATGGTATAGGTGCGCCCATATTGCCCTGATTTAATATTTATGAGACAAGCATGGTCATCCCATGTTGAGGACACCTTTTTGTCCCCCATTGTCACTTTAAAGTTCCTATTAACAATAAATGTATAATCCGCAATAGTGACCAGCCGCAACTGTGTACGGGGTTTAGACACCGTTAAATACTGCTGTGCGTTCCCCTCATACTTGACTGTCTTCTTGTTACCATGAAGGTCATAAATAGACACCCCTGTACCATCAAATATCATCATATACCGCTCATCTTCATCACGGTTTGCAATGTGTACCAGGGGCTCTGGGTTAGCAAAAGGAACACCTAAGTCAGCAATATAGCATGTAGGTGGTCTTTTCTGTAGCCCAGAAGCTTCAGTAGAAAAACCATTTACCTGTGTCTCTAATTGTTCGGGAAGACGCAATAATGCTGGCTGCTGTGAAATACCCGCTACCAGGTTCTTTACTGTCTGTGATATTCTGCTCATCTTACCTCCCCTGTAACTGCTGGACATAGGTCATTCTGTTTGCATTGTAGGTACCTATCTGCATCTCATATTCCTGCAATGCCACCCATGCTTCCTGTTCTGCTTCCCCTAAAGAATTGTCTAAGCTGTCATCCCCCAGTGTCTCATTTTGAAACTTTCGGGACGCTTTAGCTACAATATAGTGTGCAATAGGGTCAAGAAGGTTCTCAATGTCAATATAAAGAACAACCGTGGTTTCTATAGGCTGTTCAAAAATGTCTGTTTGATTATCCACATCAAAGACATAACCGCCACGCTGAACATATTTAGTTCCGTCTGTTCCGACTAAAAATAAAATATTATCAGACCACCTGATTTTCTTTGTATAAACATCAGGGTTAAAAAGATAAGACGCCCATGTATTCCACGCCCATCCTTTAGACTGCACATAGCGGCTCGTCTTATGCAAGATGCGCAAGGCATTAGCTACATCAACGTTTTCAATTACTTCCAAGGTGTTCACAGGAGGTTCCCCAATGACACCCAACATTTCATTTACAGCATCTAATTCTGTCATCTATTGCTCCTTTTCTTTTAAATATGGCAGGCCAGGCAGGACTCGAACCTACATCTTATGGTTTTGGAGACCACTATTTTTCCATTAAACTACTGACCTATAATGGGGGGATTTAAGGCTCCCTCCTGTTACCTGTGTCTTACTTCGTTGCGCCCATGAAGACCGCTTCAGGACGAAGACCACCATGGCCCATAGCATAGGATGCCACAAGCATGTCTGCCTGGTATTCAGCACGGCGTGCTTTTTCCAGTGCAAGGTCTTTCAGTTTAACGGTGCCCACTGCGGAACGGTGCATAGCAATGTAAACCGCCTTAGCTGCATAAGCTGCGGGGAATACATGACCGTCTCCCTGGAGTACACCATCATTCTTTGCTGCCCCACCAGCCGTAAGGTGCGGGGTTTCAATGATGTCAAAGCCAGCTACACGAAGGACATTTCCTTCCGTAATGGTTGCTACTGCCCCATAGTCACGATTAATGGCCACAAGGGATGCAACAAGGGCATTTACGCCCACAGGGGTCATGAACACATAGCGGTCAGATGCAGGAACATAGTTCTGGGACATCTTTGCTTTGACGTTCAGAAGAGAAGACACCAGTTCCTTACCAAAGGCTTCCGTGATGTCTGCTGCTGTGGTCAGCTGCATAATCTCCCCTTTACCCAGACCAGTGATGTTTTCCTTGTTTGCAACCACCATCTTAGCGGCTTCTGCAAGGACAGCCCCATCTGCGGCCATCGCCAAGGCTTCACCCATCTGTCTGGAGTATTCGCTGCGGACATCATAGTGCTTCAAGGCCTCATCAATGTCCGTAATCATCTGGGATGTGGTCAAAAGGCCATCAATCAGAATGTTCTTTTCAGCCCCAGGAATGTTCTTACGGATATCATCCAGAGACTTACCAGGTTTCAGGTAGTCAGCGGATGCCCGTCCAAACACAGGAAATTGTGCGGCCTTGCCGCTGGAAATAGTTCTCAAAATGTGTCTCCCGTTAGTTACGGAAGCTCTCTCAAAAGCTGTAATAGTCTCCCCTGCAAATACCTTCAGGTACATTTCAAGGGAGTCTGTCCCTCCCTGGACTTTACCAGGTTCTGCTACAGTTACGTTCGGCAATTAAATATTCTCCTTTACAATAAAAAAGAGGAGCAATATGCTCCTAAATCAAAATAAATAAATATAGTATTAGCCAATGAAGTTTGAATGCATGGTCTTGCGCTGTACTTCTTCTGTGTAGGCTTTATCTCTGGTATAGCGGGGGTCTCTCATTGCTTTTACCATCTCTGCTTTCGATGCATAGCCCTCCTGCGCCTTTCCAGAATTACCACCACCCAGAACAGTACGGTTCGCTGTACCATACTTCTGCTCCATCTGTGCCTTATACCCCTCAAACATGACGGACAGCTGTGTCACATCTCCCGCATCAATCGCATGATTAAATGCATTAATCTGTGCATCAGACAGCCCGCCTACATAGGCCACAATGCGGTCATATTCATCTTCACCACCTGCGGCTTCAAAGACAGCATCCCTATATGCCGTTACCGTTGCTTCCAGACCAGCAATGTAAGCATCCACAACACTCTTCGGGTATCCAGCTTTCTCCAGGGCTTTATAGCTGTCTTCAGACAATTCACCGTTGTCTTCATACTCTTTAGACATTCCATCAAAATCAACCCCTTTAGCAGTCAAGTCTTTAATGACATCTTCTTCTGCCTGTTTCTGGTCTGTAATGCGCTGCTCAACTGTTTTCTCTTTAGGGTCCTTTTTGTCACCTTTTGGAGACTTTTTGGTATCCTCTTTGTCAGCTTCTTTTTTTGTTTCTTTTTTGTTGCTTTCATCATCCGCTGTTTCTTTAACGGAGACATTCTTTGTATCTGATGTCTTAATTTCTACATCTTCGTGTCCTTTAAGGGCATCTTCTGCGCCCCCTGTGACCGCATTAGGGCCATAAAGAGACCCATTGCCACTATCCGTCACCTGGACGGTGTTATCATTATCCATTTTTAACCTCCTTGTTGCTGTCCGTTATTCATTACCCCCTGTGCCATCTGTGGGGCTGCTCTTGTAGCCATCTCGGCCATCTGCTGTTGTTGTAATTCCTGCTGCATTTCTTCTTCAGTCTTGACTAAACCAGACACATCCAAACCAAGTGCATTAGCTTCCATAAGGGTCATTTCATTCCACTTAATGGCTTTTGCCTGTTCGGGGTTCTGGGCAATCAGCTGCATAAATGTTGTCAGCTTATTTAAATCGTGTCCACGTCCAAGGGCTTCTAACCCTGTAGTAATCGTGGGTTCTACCAGGTCTTCTGGTAAATCAGGCATCTGTCCTGTTGCAGCCAGCTGTGCCAACATGCGCCTTACCAGGGGCAACTGGAGCTCTTGAGACAAAATAGAATAGACACCACCAAGGGTATCTTCCAGTTCGGATGCCACATATCGAATTTCTTCGGCAGTGACACGCTCCCCGTTTCGCTGCACGGCACTGTTAAGCATAAAGGCATAAGACAACCGTGACTCAATATTCTGGATGGTAGCATTAACTACCTGTAAATCCGCATATTTCTCCAGCTGTAAAGCATGAATGTCTTCTTTTCTGCCTGGTACAAATTCACCACTCTGTGCCTTAGACAGTTTATATGGCCGTGTAATACCATTAGGATTTACCAAAAATAAGACATTAGCCGCAATGGCTGCTGTCTCCACAATGGCCTTAGAAAGCCCCTCAAGAGACTTCAAGTCCCCTAAATACTCTTCTACGAAAGACCGTCCATAAGACTCTCCATCTACCTTTACCATACGCAACGGTATCCACGGAGTCTTTAATAATGGGAAAGACTGGTCTGAACCAGGGACTGTCTGCCCATCTACTTCCTGATAAGACAAAAATTTATCATCTTCACGGTAAACATGTGTGTAAACCTCAATGATATCTTCGGGCTTCTTTGTCTGCCCCTTTCCGTCCACCAAGGACTGAATGTCATCTGGGAGGGCGGCATAGGCTATCTTATCTAAAGTAACAAGCTGAATAACATTCCCTAAGGCATCACGCTGTACCACATAAGAATTGAGTTTATACAGCTTCATTCCTTCTTCTTTTGGTGGGAGGAACAAAAGGTCATTGCCTGTAACAATAAGTACCTTTATGGCTTCAGCAAGGGTCACCCTGTACTGATGTGTCTCTCCATAGTCTGCCAGCTGGTGCTCCTTCTGCATTAGCACCTGTTCTACCCGTGTCTTTAATTCAGGCTTTGCTTCCAAGTCTTTTTGTGCTTCCTGACCTGGAGACAACCTAAAAAAGGGGGCATTAGGAGGAAACAAAGCCAACATCAATTTAGATGCCAGATTATTTACCCCCCGTGCCCCTACAGACTGGTATGGTGTGTCAAACGTTGTAGACGCCCCTGCTCCTGTTTTAGGAAACAATGAGGGTATCGTATACTTTGCACACTCTTCCGCCCTGGTTACATATGGAGACCTTTCAGACACTAAGCGCTCATAAAGGGCTTTTGCTGTTTCTGTCCGTTGTGTCTCTGTCATTAGATATTCAGTCCTGTCCCTGTGGTACCACCAGAAGCATTGGCGCCTGCGTTAATCATCAGGCCTTTCTTGCCTTTTGCTTTTCTTTTCTTTTTATCGGCCGCTGTATCAATGTTGACATCTGTCTGACCACTTTCTTGTGCTGCGGGTGCGGCTGCCTGTGCTGGCTGTTCTACATTAATATCTGGCTGTTTCTGTCTACCAAACAAGCCACCAGTAACTCCACCAACAACCTTACCTACACCCCGCACAGCGTGTTTTAATACTCGTCCTACTGCTTTACCTACCTTACCCATTAAGTCTCCTTTCTGCTTTATAAAACCCAGCCCGTACCATAATTTCCACGGGTGTCATCATCGTCTTCATCTCTATCAATCTTTAATTCCTGCACCCCCCGTATTTTCTTCTTATAATCCTGACTACCACCAAAGATAGGGGAGTCAGGGTCTTTTGTCTGTGTATACGGGAGAATGTCTCTTCCTGCCGTGTTAATCTTTGGCATACTTACTTTAGACCATAAGCACATTAGTCCTCCTCTTCTTTTTCAAAAGCTACAGACCGTAAATGCTCTTTTACAGCCACAACGCCCTGCAAGTACCCTATCTGCCGTTCAGCGTCCATAGTAAGGGGAAAACCAGACAATAAACCTTCGGTATTAAAGACACCATCCAAATACTCTATCAGCTGTGGGGAAACATAAGGGGTTTTCAATTCCTCATTAATTGTCATCTTTTACCCTCTTTCAAAATCTTCACAAAGGAGGGGTACTCTAAAGTAAACCCCTGCTTCTTCATATACAGGTTCTTTGCCAACTGGGGGTCTTCAGGGAGGGCAGCTGCTGTCTCTAACAGTGGTATATGGTTTAACTTTGCTGTCTCTTCCATCCACTTTGCAGCTACACGCCCAAAGCCATGAAAAGAGGGGCTGACACAAAGGACAAAAAGCTCTCTAAAAACTTCTTGCCCCATCCACCAAGGGTTCTCGATGGTATACCCCACATACCCCACAACGTCTCCCTTATATAGGAAGGCTGCCAGACACCGCATTACTGCCATAACCTTCATAGCTTCTTCAGCACTCTTTTCAGAATAAAGCTGTGCACAGTATTTATTTTTCATTGCACATTCTGTAAAAGCATGCAGTGCCTGATAAATATATGTGGTGTCTTTTGGTTTCACCATGTAGACCGTTAGTTCGGGTTCCACAACGTAACCTTGTACTTGCATACGTCATACTCCTCCTCTTTATTCAGAATATGTGCCACCCGTGCTTGCTGGAGCGCTTCTCCTTCAGACAACCCCACCTTTTTAAATTGGTCAACAACTGTTTTCCAACCTACTCCATATTTTTCTAAGACTTTATCTGCTGTCTTTGGTCCTATACCAGGACACCCCTTATAGTTATCGGCAGCATCTCCTATCATGACCTGTGCTAAGAAATTCTTATAAGCCTGCTCTTCTGAAATCTCAAACCACCCATCATGCAGAAAATCAAAAAAGACACCAGGGATTGTCTTAAAATCTTTATCGCCTGAAATGTGTACTTCATGCCCCTTATACTTATCAGCAAGGAGCCCCACGCAATCATCCGCTTCCAGGGTCGGATAAGAGACACAATCATATCTGTCTTCTACCCACTGGCGGACTGCCCCATAACAAACAGGCTTTAACTTCCCAGCACGGTTCCCTTTGTAGGTGCTTAAAACTTCCTTTCGGAAATTCTGCTTTGGGTCTGAAAAGCACATAATCAGACCATATTCACCCTCATAGTCCATATGGTTTAACACTTTGTCCACAATAAGGGACACCCTGTCCTCAAATTGGGCTTCTGCGTCCGATGCGTTAGCATGAAGTGTCCATAGGTCTCCACCCCAGTTGACAGGTGTCTCTACGCTGGAGGCGCTTTCAAAGACAAGCATGTCTGCATCAAAAATCAATGTAAGCGTAAAGAGCCACCCCCTCCGCCATAAGACATCAGAGATAAGCCCTTTTCTGTTACTGTCCAATAATTACAAGCTGTGTTTTCAATGACAGAAGAGATTAGCCCCCGTGATGCTGCCTCGGCAATAAAAAAGGCATTCTCCCTGGCAAAATCACTCTGCAATGCTGGAGAACGCATATGGACTTCTTTTAAAAATTGTATTAGTTCTGACATTTTCTTACCTTGTCTTTTATTTTTGCAATTCTATCCCGATAGCGCTTCTCCAAAAATAGCTGCTTGCACGCATCATTAAACAAATCATGCATCTCCGTCTCTGAAACACCCAGTGTGAAAAGTCCTTTTAAAGCATCCTCCAGTCTTGCTATGTGCACATCTACATCGGGTGCTGTCTCATCTACAGGCAGTGGTGCACATGGGATGCTATTATCAACTACCCCTTCTTCTTCTACAGGTTCCAGAAATACTGGCTTACACCACCATCCATGGTCTTCTTTACAGTGTCCGTCACACGTATGTAAAGCAAGATGACTTACATCAAACTCCACCGCAACCCAGCCATCTGGTGCTTTATACATACAGGTACCTACATGACCTATTACACACTTAATACTTCCCCTATAACGTACCTTTTGTCCCACTTTAACATCTTCAAAGTTCATCTTAATGACACTCCTCCCAGTTATGACCTATAATGCCTTCTGTGTCCAGCTGACACCTAAAATTAAAAAACGCCTGCGTATCTCTCATCGCAAGCTGTGCTTCCTGTACAACTATCTCTGCTATTTGTCTGGTTCGGCAGGCCACCTGCTGCTCATCATGTATCCAAGCCATTAGTGCAAAGTCACCTTCCCAACCGTGTTTTAATCCTCTGTCCAGCAGCCGCTCTTCTGTCCGTACTATCCAATACTTACAGACCAGTGCCCCTGCACTTTGGAGCAGAAGATTTAAAGCAGAATGAATAGACCGTACATGCAATAGTCGGCCATCTAAGCCTTTTAGATAATGACGCTTCCATCTGGTAATCTTGCCATGATAGGTCTCTTTAACTAAGACACCCTCAATAGCTTTTCTAAGGTTCTTAATGGCGGGCGTTGCTGCCAAAAACTTCTTTTTCAGACGCTTACCTTCTGTAGCATCATCACCAACAATCTTCCCAATTTTAGCGTCCCCAGCCCCATACAAATAAGCATAAATACTTTTTGTTCCTACAGGGTCGCTATTCCTGTAGCGTTCTCTTATGAACTGCTTTATGTCACCATAAAGAACAGACTATCTCTTCAAGGTTATTTAACCTTGTCCACCGCTTCCACCTGCTTAGGTGTACTTCCTTTCGGAATAGTCGTTACACTTTGCAAATAGGAAAAAGCCCTACATATTATTTCACTCTTATCCTGAAATAAACCCAGGGCTCTATTACAATTATGACACAGAAGACCCCTAACAATGCCCCTTTTATGGTCATGGTCTACAACCAAACATCCCGTATGGTGTTCTCCCATAGGAAAATTTTCCTTGCCACATATTGCACATACAAAATTTTGCCGTTCTGCTATATCTATGTATGTCTTTAAAGAAATATGATACACACGTTGATAATAAGCATTTGTTACTGCATAATCTTTACAAAAATCAGAACAGTATAATTCTGATGGCGCTTTTGGTGTAAACATCATACCACAATGCCTACACGCTTTTTCTTTAAAATACCCTTGTGGATATTTTTTAGCATTAGCTGTTTGTTGTGCTTTAGTCGGGTTACAGCAACTGCTAAGCACCTTTGTTAAGTAGCTATCCCTTGTCATAATATCACCTCCTTGCCTTAGCACGGTATTGTCTTATTTAATAAGATGTTCACCGTTTTCAATGGATTTATAGACACCCATGTAATTAAATGTCTTTGCCGTGTCTCTCTTTTCAAGACCCGCTGCTTTCTGGTTCGCTGTGTGAATGTCCCCATGGACAACTTCATAAGCATACTTACCCCCATCATAGGGATATAAAAAATGGGAAAGACACCGTAGCTCTAAACCACATGCGTCTATTCCCGCCTGTATCCACCCCTTTGGTACACCAAACAGCGCCCTGCATTCTTTACCATAAGGAGCACCATTATGTGGCACCTGGGCAACGTTGGGGGACGAATGTGTCGCTCTTCCTGTTACTGCCCCATTAGGATTAACACGCCCGTGAATGCGTCCATCCGCTTTCACATGAGACAACCATGCCTGACTGCCGTCTGCCAGTTGCCCTAAACGCTTTGAAATCATTAGCTGTTCTTCTAATAAAGGAGCAAGCACCTGTACTTCTTTAGGAGCTTTTTTGTCACCTTTTAGGTACTTAAAGGTCTGCTCATCCATTTTAAGGCGTCCATCTTCAGCATAGAGTTCCACATTGTCTGGTAAATACCCATAATGTTTGCAGATTATATATTCAATTTGCTGTCTGCTGTTTGGGTTAAACTCTTTATAACGCTGAATAGGGACACCCTTCACATACCCCAGGGTCTTATTGTCCCTTTTAGGAATAAAGACCTTATCAGGAATAGGTGGTACCATCTTTCGTATTTCCTCGTCCAGTGCTGCCGCTCTGGCACGTAAGACACCTTCCAGTTTTATAGCCCCCTGTACATCAAACGGGAAACCATTACGCTCCTGCTGTGCCATAAGCCACGCTATTTTATGCTCAAGCTCTATAGCTGTCTGTGAATATTTCTGTTCCAGCAGCTTATCATAAAGACACTCTGTGACAACAACATCCTGTTCGTTGTAGTCCAGCATTTCTTCATTAAAAACAGCCCACGCATCCTCTGTGTCTTCCGCATAGGTACCTTTTAGGACACCTAAACGATAACCCCATGCTGCCAGCTTATGAGACCCAATCAATGTTCCTGGTAATTTACCCGCCCGATATCGCCCATAATCAGACTCACCAATATTGGAATATATCAAGCGTGCCAGTACCAAGGTGTCTACAACACTCTTTCGCTGGGTCCTATCAATAGAGAACCATGGATAAAGCTTCTGAATAGCGGGAATATCAAAATTTATGATGTTGTGTCCACATATTCCTTCTCCAGACCGAATGGCGTTGTGCAACCTTTTAATGCCCCTTTCCACGGTGTCTGGACCATAACGAATAATATTTTTATGTCCATCAGAGATGCATAGACAATGAATAACTGTCATATCCTCTAAGAGCCCGTTGCTCTCAATATCAAATAAAAGCATTGTCAATCAAAAAGGACTACCATCCTCTTCTGCCTCCTCTCTTTCTTCTACTGCTAAGGGTTCAGTTTCTTCCAAGTGGTCTGTAGTCTTGTTATAAAAAAGGTATCCCGCAATCCCTGTCTCTCCTGTCCAGCGGTTTTTCAAGACACGAATACGAACCCTATTTCTTTGTTCCCCATCTGCTTGCTGGTTTCTCTCCAAGCCAATAACGGTATCGGACAGCTGTGCAATAGCTCCAGACCCCCGCAACTGTGAAAGGGAGGTTGCTGCCCCCTCTTCATGTGACATACCATCAATACGCTTCAGGTGCGAAATTACAATCAGACCTACTCCCGTCTCTTCGGCTAAAGAGCGTAACTGTGTCATCAAGATGTCAATAAGCTTTCGCTCATTGTCCCCTTCCAGCCCAGACACAGCAATAGAGATGTGGTCAAGAATAATAAAATCACACTGCTCTCCCACCGCCATATAACGTATCTTGCTTAACAGGTTATCACCGTCTAAAGACCCAAAATGCTCGTATAGAATAAAGTGTCCAGTCCCTAATGTCTTATCAAAGGCCTGCTTGTACTCTTCTTCAGAGACACCCTGCCTATTCATGTATAACCGCTTAGATGCTGCAATAGACATCAAACCACGGGCGGTGCGCTTCACGTTCTCTTCAAGCATCAATAAGCCTACCTTAAGGTCCTTTGTGACACCCAAATCGTAAGCAACTTGTCTCACGAACGTTGTTTTGCCTACACCTGTTCCCGCTGTTAAGACAGTTAATTCACCTTTTCTCAAGCCACAGGTCATCTTATTCAGCGGGATATTCCAAGGAAACATAAAACCCTGTTCTGTGTCTTCCTGCTTACTTACTTCTTCCCACAGGTTAGCACCATTCACAATGCCGTCTGGGGTGTACTTTTTGGCATTCCAGATAGCTTTGATAACTTCTTGTCCTCTGCCAGCCAAAAGGCACTCATTAGGGTCTTTAAGGGGCAATGTGGCTACATAAAGTTTATTAGGCTGCAAAAGCCCCTCAACATCCTTTACAGCCTTTCGCCCAGGCTCATCCATATCAAACATAACAATAACCTGTTCAAAGGAGTTGAGCCAAGCCATATTCTCTTTAAAGACACGCTTAGCAGAGGAGACACCATTAGGAATAGATACAACGGGGTACTTATTACCATTCAGCTGTGACACAGTAAGGCAATCAATCTCACCTTCTGTCACTACCAGCTTCTTTCCCCCGCCCCCTGGCCATAAATGCTGCCCAAAGAAACGGTTACTTATCTTACCTAAGGTGGTAAACCTCTTATCTGGATATCGTAACTTTTGCCCTACACAGACACCATTATCATTAAAATAACAAGCTATCTGAATGGGCTGTCCCATTTGCACCCCCGCTTTATAAGAATAGAGCCTACATGTCTTTTCAGTAATCCCCCGCCTTTTTAATGGAACAGTCGGCCAGTCTTCTATGTCATACAGAGCACCCTTTTCTTTAGGTTGTGTTTCATGGTGTGTTGCATGACACGAATAACAATAAGTGTGCCCATCATCATAAAGGGCTAAAGCATCATGACTTCCACAATCAGGACAAGGAAGATGTGCTTTAATGATTTCACCGATTTTTCTCACCCCTCCATAGCTAAAAGAGACCCATCAGTAAATGTGGGATAAGATTGTGTCACCCCCTGATAGGTCTCTTTTAATTTTGCTACTATTGCCTTAAAGGCTTTTGTTTGAGCAGCTGTCATCTTCCCCCTAACCGTTGGAATTAAGAGTGCAATGCCAGTCGCTTTTTTCTTAAACTGAATACCCGCCACCTCATCAGCAGCATGGTCTTCTTCTACACTACCATTCCTGTGAATAATGAAGTGGTAGCCCGTGTCAAACCGTGCATTTCTTTTCATTTCACAGTACATCTCTTGTAAGGGCTTATCTTCTACATCCCTTTTATCAATTATCAGACAATCCGTCTGTTCTCGTTTTAAATATTTTACGTATTTACCCATTTTATTTACTTTTTATTTTTCATGATGAGGCCTCCTGTATCTTTTTTATCTTCTTTCCACCACTCTTCTGGAATCCATTTTGTAGCATATTTGAACCCATGTTTCTTACACCAGTCAGCATAAGACGTGGGGCTGCCCTTGTATATTTTTGTTCCAGCTGATGAAAAGACAAACCGAATATCCAAATTCGGATGCTGCTGCTTGATTAAAATATGCTTCTTGCGGTCTTCTACATCAAAGATGCCTTTAGTTTCCACTATGACACCATTAGGCAGCACAAAGTCGGGTGTGTAATGGTGCACCTGCTCTGGAACGCTATAATCTATCGTATATTTTTCATATTCTACTTTGATTTTAGCATCTTGCAGCTGCAAGGCCACGTTGTCTTCTAACCCTGACCTGTACCCTCTATTTATATGATTAGACCATCCACCTCTTCGTGAAAAACGTCTCACCTTTTAAAAATCCCCTTCAACCAATTCTGCGTTATCTTCATTCTCGTCTGCGGACACAGTGTTTTCCTCACAGACATAACCATCTTCTTCACCAAAACCATAGGACTTAGCAGAGCCCCCCTGGCCATATTCGATAAGGTTAAGCACCTGGACGGCATTCAGACGCAAAGAGACGCCATTGACCGCATTAGAGACGTGGAATGGTATCAATGTTGCTGCAACCTTTACAGTAGAGCCATTCCCAATATTGTCCCCCTTAATCGGGTTTCCTGCGGCATCAAAGACACCAATAGTTCTCGGCAGTTCTTCTCCTGAACGGGTCTTAATTGTAGACGGTACCTTAAATTTAAAGACAATATCGCCATCTTTGTCTGTTTTAAAGCCCATGAAGGGTTCTTTAGACCACTTACGGCCTGGTTTCAACTTCATTTCTGATTTTGCTTTTTCCAGTTCCGCTTCAATCTGACCCATCAATTCATCGGTGTCTTCTTTATTCAGCTTCAGCTGGATGCTGTAACCCAATTCCTTTCCTTCATATGTTTCAGGTTCTCTTAAATGTGCATAAAAAGCTTCTCCAGCTTTAGTAACAATTTTTGTATATTCTGTCTTTGCCATAATATTAATCTTCATCCTCCATAACTTCTTCATTGTTAAATGTATCCACAACGGACATATTAAAAACAGGGTCTTTTATAAGACCCAATTTAGCAATTACTTGCCCCTTTTTCAGGTGACAGGCATCTGCCCCGCTGTTTCTTAGCAGTAGACACACCTCACCCATGTACGTTTCGTCAATTATTTTTATACTGTTAGCCAAATTAATTCCATGCTGCCCTAAATAAGACGTGGTGTGAATTTCACCATGGTATCCAGCAGGTATCTGAACAGCAATGCCTGTATGTACTTCACATATATCCTGACTAAAGATAACCACATCCTCATCAATGGTAAGTGGCAGCCATCCTGTCTGTTTATTTTTATGTTCAGGGATAACAGCCCCTTCATACAGTTTCTTTATTTTTAGTGTTGGTAACATCCTCTACTTCCTTTACTACAAAATATATCCCGTTCCTAACTAATCCCTGTCCGTTTGAAAGACGAAAAGAGCTTAGTATCTGCACGTCCTTCCCCTTTTCATTAATAAAGTACACGGGGTCTTCTGGGTTAATATAACCCCCTAAATCAATCACACGGTCAAGTAGTTCTTTTAGGTTCATACGGTCACACTCCCATTCCTTGTAATTTCATTGAGCCACTTTTTGTACCTTAAAATCTTCTTATCGGTGTCTTCAACATCTTCTTTACGCCCCCTGCGCATCTGGTACTTGATAAGACACCCTCGTAAATAACCAATAAATTCCTCTTTTGTCAGACAAGCATGCATAACCATAATTGGCTGTACAGACATGCTGGCATAGTAATCAGGATTATAGGCATCTACCTTACTCATTCCTCTTCCTCCTCTGTCTCCTTTATTACTCTGCTTTCACAGACGGTCACTAAGCCTTTAAACGTACCTTCTCGTACATAAACAAGACAATTCTTGCCAGTGCTGAACGCAAAGACACCCTTAAAAATGGTGCCATCTGGTCTGGTCACTATCACCCTATCGTTTGCCTTTAATGTCACGTACTTCCTCCTTTCTCGTTTGGAAATAATAAAAGGATTAACCTTTCAGAAAGCTTATCACCCTGTGCCCATATGCTCTCTTCCATGCCATCTACAATGTCTGAAGTGGTCTGTGCATGACTTACATGGTTCAGCAAGTCATCAAAAAGGTCATCCTCCATGACCTCAATAAGGGCACGTATGTCCTCTGCTGTATACTTAGTCATTTATAAGAACCCCCTCCTGTTAAGAAACTCTTCAATGTTAAAGGGCTTCGTATTCAAAACACAAATCTCCTTAAATAAATGATAATCTTGTATCGGACATGCCTTTTCATCTACTATCCAGCATACGGTATCCTTTTTCTTTATTGGTTTTTCTGTACAGGCCAATAGGAGCCCCCTGTTCGTCCGTATTAAATAACTATAACCAAAGTTATATAGGCGTAATAAAAGGTCATGTTTAATATTAAAAATTGTGGTCATTTTTCATGTTACCTTTTCCTTCCCAAACTTTTTCTTATAAGCTCTTCTACCCTCAAACAGTAATGTAATAAGCTTATCTTCCAGTTCTTCCATGCAGTCCTGAATGGCTTCCATCATGTTGGCACTAAGCTCAATGGGTGTCTCACATTTATCCTCATAATAATTAAGGTCATCTGCTAAGGCGTCCTCATAGAGCCCTATAAGCTCCTGAATTTCCTCTGGGGTACATTTAGTCATGGTCTTGTTCCTCCGCCTCATTAAAGAGCTCACAGCATTGATAACCAACGGTCTCGTCTGTATTAGACCATGATGTAGCCCCATCACAATAAACCCTAAAAGGAAAATTAGTGCTGGATGTCTCATAATGTGAAAAATATCTTTTATTTTTTAATCTGCCTCCCTCGTCCCATACAAGCACTTTTGTGTCTTTTGGTATCTTTGTCCAATCAATAATGCCCAATTCTTTTGTAATATCAAGAGGCTCTTCATCCACCCACCTAATGTCATTAAAGCATAAACAATCTACAATAAACGTATGCTTTGCATTAAAGTCTGTTGGTTTATCCACCCAAAAGGCATACTGTTCTCTCTTTTCTGGGTGCGTACAAAAAGCAAAAAGCTTATCAGTAGCATCTCTTGCAAGGTACCTATAGCCCTCATCATAAAGCTGCTGTAAAATGTACTGCCTTGCTTCTTTGTCACTTATCATTTTTATCTACCTCCGTATGTAAAAAAAAAATAGAAGAAAAAGGGCTCTTTCTTCTAATAAGTGCTACAATTAAAATTCTGGGTGCGTGCACAACATGCTGTGTTTTGTTTTTAAAGACACAAAGCACCTGCTACATTTATGTATCATATAGGTTACATATAGGTAACTAATTGTTAAACATATAAGTTATACATTTAGTTAAACAATAATAATAAACACTTAGTGAAACATTTAGTATCCTTATTGTTACATTATGTACCTTTATGTTCCATTATGTTTTTCTTTTTCTTCTCTCT